GCACCAACGGAGGCATACGTACCAATGAAGTTCTGGTTCTGCCGCAACCCTGGTCTTGCCATTCCCCTCATTGCTCTGCAGTACCACGAAGTCAAGTTCAACATCACGTACCAGAGTCTTAACAAGTTGGTTGATACGACTGGTGCCACTGGTGTATCTACTCTTGGTTATTCCACCATTAACGTGTATGCTGACTATGTTTACCTCGACACCACCGAGCGTCGCCAGTTCGCTCAGAATGCCCACGAGTACCTCATCGATCAGCTCCAGGTTCAGAACGACAACGTTAACGGTGGCACCATTCGCCTAAACTTCAACCACCCCGTTAAGGAACTCATCTGGACCGGTGCTCCCACTCCCCCCACTGCCAGTGCATCTTCCGTTGAGGATGTACAGGGAGGTGCCACTCCCACTGCAATCATTGCCGGTGCAGACTCACTCGCATCTACGACCGTCAAGTCCAAGATTGTGCTCAACGGAACGGATCGTTTCACGGAGCGCAACTTGAAATATTTCACCCGCAACCAGGTTTGGGACTGCCACACGGGTTTCGGAGCAACCGGTGTCCCCGATTCCATTGCTCTGTATTCCTTCGCGCTCCGCCCCGAAGAGCACCAACCATCTGGCACGTGCAACTTCTCTCGCATTGACACTGCCCAACTTGTTTTTACGAACATCTCTGGTGTTACTTTCAACCCCCTGGATATCTATGCCGTTAACTACAACGTACTAAGAATTATGTCTGGTATGGGTGGTCTTGCATATTCCAATTAAACGACTGCTTAGTATTAATACGAATATTCCAATTAGTATTAATACGAGTACTAAAAAAAGAACAATAATATTATTAATACCGATATTAAAACTAATATCGATATTATTAATAATCTGGAGTATTACTAAGGGTATTAATTATTAATTATTAATAAAAAAAGAATATTAAATAATATTAAAGAATAGTATTCAATTAATTAATAATGGGAGGAGGTCTTATACAATTGGTTGCCTATGGCGCTCAGGATATTTATCTCACAGGTAAACCACAAATAACATTTTGGAAATCAGTTTACCGTAGATATACAAATTTTGCGATTGAATCTATCCTTCTTATTCCAAACGATCCACCTAATCTCGATACTAGAATAATAGTACCGATAACACGTAATGCCGATTTGCTTAAGAGGATATGGATACAGGTAGATCCATATCTTATTTACGGAAATGCAGATCCTGGAGTAAATTTAACAACTATTTCAAGTGATTTCTGTCATTCCATATTTAAACAATTAGAATTTGAAATTGGTGGTCAAATCATAGATCGCATTTATAGCACCTGGTTAACAGTATGGAGGGATCTTACGGAAGATAATCCTTACGGAGGAACGGGTGGTACAAAACCAAATGGTTCTAGAGATCTTACACAATGCACAAGTGGATATAACCGAATGGCATACACTAACTCGGGAGTTGCATTATCAGAGGGAGATATTACTTATGCATCTTTTAACAAAGCAAATACAGAGTGTTATATACCTTTACCTTTTTGGTTTGGTAAAAATCCTGGACTTGCTCTACCATTGGTGGCACTACAGTATCATGATGTTAATTTAAATATTACTTTTTCAACATTTACTAATTTTGCTACAGTACTGGTACAGCAAAATGACTACAATGCTGTTTTTAAAATGTCGCAATCTGTAAGATTCTATGGAGACTATGTGTATCTCGACACCTACGAACGTCGTCAATTTACTGAAAATTCTCATGAATACCTCATAGAGCAATTGCAAAGAAAAACTTCACAGAACCAAAACAATATTAAATTAAATTTTCTAAATCCCGTAAAGGAAATCATAATAACGGGTCAATCAAATAATCCATTCCAGTTAAAGGACTACTCTGAAAATAATGTATCAACTACGGTAAGTCCTGTCAATTACGTAGTTACATTGGTAAATTATGGATATGTATATTCCGATACAGCAACTGTATCGGCAATAACAGGAGATCCTGATGTAGTAATTAGTAACTTGAAGTATTTCAACAAACCATATATTTACTCAACAAAAGGTTGGGGGTCACCTAGACCAATTGTAGTAAGTAATAACAAGTATATGTATAATTTTGGTGACTACAATGGAGAACTAAATGATAATATATCAAGAACAAATGTAAGAATGAAATTAGTAATTAATGGTAAGGACCAGTTCACTTCAAGAAATTTGAAGTACTTTACTCGCAAAACAGTATGGGAATCTCATACGGGAATAGGATCGGGTAACTGGGGAAATATAGCGGTTATACCATTTTCACTTCATCCAGAGGAGTATCAACCATCTGGAGCAGTTAATTTTGGTGTGCTTTCCGATGTTAGATTAATCTTTGAAAATTTTAATGATAGTATAAATGAACAATTAAATCCCCTGGAGATATATGCAGTTAATTACAATATACTTAGAATAGCAGGAGGTATGGGTGGTGTCGCATATTCTTATTAATAAATTAATTAATAATTAATAATAGATATAAAAAATAATATTAATTAATACTAATACTATTAATACTATTAATTAATACTTATGGGAGGTGCACTTATTCAATTGATTGCTTTTGGAGCACAAAACATTTATCTTACAGGTGATCCCCAGATAACATTTTGGAAAACAGTTTATAAAAGATATACAAATTTCTCTATGGAATCTATTGAACAAGATATTATTGGTAATTTAGTACCGGGTAATTACATTTCTGTGGTAATTGCTAGAAATGGAGATCTTCTAAAGGGATTAACATTACAATACGATCCCTCTGCAATATACGGACCCAATGTTATTTTATTCGCAAATGGAAGTATTCCATCAAATTTAGGAAATACACTTTTCAAACAAATTGAAATTGAAATAGGAGGTAATCTAATTGATAGACATTACGGTTTGTGGTTGTCGATATGGTCAAGATTAAACATACAAGCTTATATAGCACCTGCTGAATCAGTAGATAATTGGACAATATATAACCACCCTGTAGGTGCTGAACCTACAGTTTGTAATTTATATGACAGAATGAGTTATAACCACAATCAATTAGCTACTTACATAGATTATCAATTTAAATCCGAATGTTTATATACAAATCCTGATGCTGAAAAATTTAAAGGTGTGTTGGCATTTAATATTAATACACCTACAACTATTCCAACCAGTGGTACTTTTGACTTAGAAATAAGTAACAATAATGAATTGGTCACCTTCGAGAATCCATTCCAGGTAATATATCTATTCTACCAAGAATCTATACCTTCTGTGGGTGCAACCAATAATTACTTCTTAGAATATACGGGATTAACAACTGCTGCAGGTGTTACGACATTTAATAATTGTGTCCCTTATAGTCCAAGTACATATCCTTTATCAGCTGTTCCAATTGATACTACAAATTACCAAATTTGCAATGTGTTTGAAATTTACACAGGTGCAATTAATCCATTGGATTTTTCTCCTACCCCAATCACAAATATAATTCCGGATACTCCATATGCAGCATTTAATATTAGAATAACCAATCCAAATAATAATGTTCTATTTCATAATTCAAAAGGAACACTTACGCTGTATGCCGGAGGTCAGTACTATAACGTACAGTATGGAAATCCGGCAGGAAAAATTCAATACTTTAACGAAGGTTATGCAGTCATTTATGCCTTAGTAGTATACGGACCTCCACCTGCATTACCGGTAGTGCTCGTGAATACTGATTTAGTAGTACCAACAGGTACTTATTATGCTACATTCCTAAATAATTTATTAACTATTCCTCATTTAATCAACTTACTTCCGACATCTGGGTATTTAAGTCCATGTGTTTCTAGTCCTGTTGATATATATGCTTATTTAGGAATTCCGGGTACTTTACCTGTTCAATCACTTCTTGAAGCTACAATATTGGACAACGGAGATGAATATTTAGTAGCATCATATGTATATATAGGAACACCGTTCTACGATCCAATAAAACAGTTATATTTTTACATTGTACCAAATGCTTTTCTTATAGAAAAGTATCCACTTGTACCAACACCCGTACCAAATGGTACGCGATATGAGCACGGGTGGATTGCAAGTCATACCGATGGTGCACCAACAGAAGCATATATCCCTTTACAATTTTGGTTCTGTAGAAATCCAGGTCTGGCACTCCCTCTCATAGCACTTCAGTACCACGAAGTAAAACTTAATTTATTTTTATGCACGTGGCAAGAGTTACATGCAGGTGGGTTTGCAGATATAAATTTTTCGAGTATCAAAGTTTTTGCAGAATACATATATTTGGACACTACCGAAAGACGTTATTTTGTAGAAAATGCCCATGAATACCTTATTGACCAATTACAGTTTGATACATTTAATAATAGTTTTGCAAATAATTTATCAGGTGGGCAGTTACAAGTTAATTTAAATTTTAGTAATTGTGTAAAGGAACTTGTTTTCTGCGGTACACCTATACCATACGGAATATACAGTCAAGGTATAGCGACTCCAAATCCTATATTGAATACCGTCGCCGAAACGAGTAATGTACAAGTACAGTTGAAATTTAATCAGGGCAATCGTTTCAGTAATAGAAATTTGAAATATTTCACGCGCAATCAGATTTGGGACTGCCACACTGGTTCAGGGTCGTGTAATGCGTTACTTGGACAGGTCGGCACAGATAATATAGGTGTATACTCATTCTCACTTAAACCAGGTGATCACCAACCCAGTGGTACTTGTAACTTTTCGAGAATTTCCAAACCTCAATTGGTATTTTCCAATTTCGATACTGCCAAAGGAGAACAAATTAATTCTTTGAACATTTACGCAGTTAATTATAACATTCTCAGAATAATGTCAGGTATGGGAAATGTAGCATATGCGTATTAGTATTGGTATTATTCTGGGACCCAATACCCAAAGGGTCCCATATAAGTGCTTCGGGTATTATTGGTATTGGTATTATTCGGGGACCCACTGAGTGCTTTGGGTATTAATTAATACTAAAGAATTAAAGAATTAAAGAATTAAAGAATTAATATTAATAATATTAAAGAATTAATAATATTAATTAATATTAATTAATATTAAACAAACAAAATGAGCTCCTCTGCAATTGTACAATTGGTTGCAACTGGCGCCCAGGATATATATCTGACAGGTTCTCCACAAATGACATTTTGGAAATCAGTATATAGAAGACATACAAATAGCGCATCTGAAAGTATCCAGATACCAATTACAGGAACACTTAGACCGGGTGCAAAGGTTAGTGTAACTATACCAAAAACAGGTGATCTACTAAAAAAATTATGGATACATTATAACCCAAGTGAATTAATACCATCACAAGGAACAAACCCTTACACAGGTAAACTAAATCCAACAAATGTACTTTACATTTGTTCCGATCTTGGACATTCTCTATTTGATAAAATTGAAATCGAAATAGGTGGTCAAATAATTGATACGCAATATGGAAAATGGTTATCCATTTGGAGAGACCTCAATGAAAATAATCCATATGGATCGGCGAGAGCAATATCGGGACTATATCCAAATTATACACCCAGTATTACTTATCAAAATAATTATGAATATGGTAACATGTACTACTTGGCAACTCAAGGAGAGGAACCTTGTTTAAATTATGTTTACACTTCCGAACTTAATGCTAATCTTGATCCTCCTAGTTACCAGAATATTCTTTTTACAAACAATAACGGTACGAGTAATGGACGTAATATGATATCAAGACCTCCAACCACTACACCTCCAATACCTCTAGCAGGTGCACAAGAAGGTCAAAAAGCAAGAAACGATTTTGTAATGTTATATGATACAATGGCATATACACACATAGGAACACAATCTATAAACCAAGTTCAAGCGGCGGGTGTTGACATTATGGGACTGGCTTTAAGTACATCAAATGCGCCATCAGAGGCATATATACCTTTGCAATTCTGGTTCTGTAAACATCCAGGACTGGCACTCCCTCTCATTGCTTTGCAATATCATGAAGTAAAATTAAATATTACATTGGCAGAAACCGATAAATGGGTAAAACCTTTTCCAAATACAACTGTGAAGACAAACGTATCAAGTATTAAATTTTTTGCAGAATATATCTACTTGGATTCCACGGAACGTAAAGGTTTTGCACAAAATGCCCACGAATATCTAATCGACCAGGTGCAGTTGCAAACAATCAACAAGGAAACAACGTCAAGTAATAATGCATCGTTCGATTTAAATTTTAATCACCCAGTAAAAGAATTGATAATTACAGGTAATCCTGAATATTTTGTAGAAAATAATCCATATAATCCTTCTTACGGTGAAGCATTTAACCCTACTCATTTTAAAGTTTACGATCTAGGAAGAACTAACGGCGGAGCGTCACCTTCACCGATCGTACTAAATCAAACTACAGTTACATCTCCAGGTTTTCCTCCATTTCCATGGGATCCATACAATTTCTTAAATACTGTTGCAAGATCAAATGCAAAAATGTCAATATCTTTTAATGGCAATGAACGTTTTAGTCCAAGAAATTTGAAGTATTTTACACGCAAACAAGTGTATGATCATCACCCTAAGAGCGGTGGTGGTCATTACTTTACCGACGATATTGCTGTTTATTCGTTTGCACTTAGTCCAGGTGATAAAACCCAACCATCGGGTACTTGTAACTTTTCGAGAATTGATCGAGCAACTCTTAATTTTAGTAACATTAACACAGTTACTGATAACGGAATACCTGGATTTGCTGTATTTAAATACAAAGAAATATTACAACCCTTGGATGTTTACGCAATCAATCACAACGTACTCCGTATAATGTCAGGTATGGGTGGTTTGGCATATTCCAATTAATCGTAATATTAGTACTGTTCAACTAATACATAAAAAAATTCTATATTATCAATTAACATTTTAGTATATTTATTAACTAATATTCTATAATTATTAATTCTGTATTATTTC